TTACGGAACCAGTTGCAGGAATTGTTACTGTCTGCTCTTTTGTTCCAAGTGTTGCTGTTGTTGTGTCAGTTGTTAGCGCTGTTGCTAATGCTGCTCCAGAGCTTGAAACCAAAGTATTAATTGTGGCCCCGCCCTTTGCATTACCAAACACGTCAAATCCAGATACTTTTAGTACCTGTGAAGTGCCTGCTGCTGCTGATGTAGGTGCAGTTAGTGTGATTGAGTTCAAAGCACCTGCGGTACCTTGTACATAATACACTGTTGTGGTTCCAGCACGAGTAATAGATACTGATCCCACTGCTGTACTTTTAGTATATACATAAAAGTCTGCTGAGTTTCCAGTTCCTGTTGCAATTGATAGCGTTGATGTTCCAGATGATGCTGTTACTGCTGAACCAGTTGCTGCAAGAGCAGGTACAAGAGTTGCATTTACTGCAACTGCTGTTATTACTGTTCCTGTGTCTACTGATGTTACAGCAATCTTTAATGCATCTGCTGCATCTACACTGTTATCTGCTGGCACTGGTAGTGATACAGGAGTTGTTACTACTGTTCCACCAGTTGCTGCAGATCCCGCCACTGTTAATGTGACAGTTCCAGCGTTAGCGTTAGCTGCTGGCGTTACAAGCATTGTGCTAGTCAGGGCTGCAGCGATGATTAGCGATACTTTCTTGAATGAGTTCATTCTATTTATTTCTCCTTATGTTAATCTGCCTCTTAACGAGACAGAAATCTGTGACATGCTCACACTATGTTAAACGTTTAAGTCGGTAAAATGTCGCTTTAATACAACTCGTTTACCTTAACGTGAAATGAGCATGGGTCTCCGCCGTCTTCCCATTCTTGCATTTCTTCATCATCCATTGGTGGGGCATCGTGTGTGCCGCAAAAAACTTCAGAAATCCAACCACGATCAACGCCATTTTTAAACCAAATTTCAAATTCTAAATCCATTGATCTAATTCCTTTAACATCATATGTTTAGATTTTGCACCCAAAATTCTTTTAACTTCTTTTCCATTTTCAAAAACAATTGTAGTTGGCAAAGATACAATATTATATTCTAAAGACTTTTCTTTGTTTTCATCTACATTGATTTTTCCTATCCATATAGAATATTCTTTTGATATCTCATCTAAAATCGGTGAAAACATTTTGCATGGCCTGCACCATTCTGCCCAGAAATCAACTAAGATAACTTTATGAGCCGTTATGGATTCTTCAAAATTATTATTATCTATGATCACTGGTTAAGTATATATAATGATTCCAGTATTGTCAATATAGATTAACATCGTTTGGGGTCATTTTTAACCTCATGGATTGCTGAACATCTTTTGGCAAACTTTTAAATCTTTTGCTTTTTTTAATAATTTCACTGTCTTCTGGGGCAAAATTAACAAAAATAGCTACAATGTAATCATTTTCATTTAAGGATGGATACTTGGGTCTATTATGAAAGTCTTCATCTCCTTTTAAAAAGACTGCTGAGTTTGTTAAGCTTGGAAAATCTATGCCCTCCACTGTCAATGGCCAGTCTAGAGTTGAATCTATAATTATGTTAAGTGTATGTGTAGCATAGAAGTCATCGATATGGTTTCCTAAAGAAGGAATAACCCCATCTTTTATCTGATATTTTACGCATTGGGTATAAACTATTTCTAAATTATCAACATCAAATCCAGATCTAGCGGTTTTAATTAATAGGCTATTAATATCCTCATTGAATTCTATTGTGTTCCAATATCTTCCATAAATTTTTGTATAATTAAAATCATCAGATGACTGTATGTGGTTTAAAACATAGGTTTTAATATTAACAAAATCTGTACTATTAAATACATTTTCTTTATAAAATGATTTCATTTTACTCCCTAATAAATAAATCTTTGTTTTTTGCTTAGCTGTTTTTTAATTTTTCTTTTTCTGTATATCAATATTATTTTTTTAATCATTAAATAGTCCCCTTGTTTTAATTGCTTTTAGAAAACAATCTTTCCAGTATTCATGAATTATATCACCTTTATGCCCATCTCGTTTTTTTAAAGCCCTTTGGGGTAATTTTAAATCTGGATATTTACTTTCTATAAAACCTTGTAAGTCTTTGTCTGTACCCAATTGGTGAAAGCATTGATGTTGGTTATCGTACATTAATAAATTAGAATTTTCTTCCAGGTCCCAAGTTGAATATAGAAGTTTAATATTATTAGACTTACAATAATTATAAAAAATTTTCCAACCTACGGCAAACTCTATAAACTGTCTTTTATGTTCATCTTCATCAATAATATTTTCTTTCCCGTACGGGGAATCCCCTGTGCCAGCATATACATATTTTTGATCGTATTTCCACCTTTTATTATCTTTATTCCAATAAAAATTTCTTCCAATATTTGGTAGCATTACAAAAAAATGAGTGGGTGCCCCGTATCTATTGGCATACTCTATTAAACTCAAAGCAATTTTATGCCACCCATTCCCAGATTTTCCAAGAGAGTAATATCCACCTATATCATATTTTTCTTTTAAATTTAAGTATAATTTATAAGACCAAGACTCTTCTAAATTGCCACCTACGCCTTCTGTCTCAGAACAACCGCCAAAAACTATATGATATTTTGAATTATTAAAACCAAATTCATCACACCTAAATCTATCAGAATTATAAATATAATTTACAGAGCCGTCATCTACTCCAATTTCTAATTCAAAAGGAGTAGCGCTAAACTCTTTTTTTTCTTTTTGATCCTCTGGTAGCATATTAAACCATGTGCGATCAAAAGAATCTGAAAAAACATCTGTAACTCCAGAGCTTTGAACCACCATATCTGGCTGTATTTTAATATTAGCCATTTAATTTCCTTAAATATATATCATAAAATCCTAGTGGGTGCAATGCAATTCCATCTACAACCCAATCTTTATTTAAAAACAAAAATTCATTTACTGATTGATAAGTCCCGTATGGCACATCTTCAATTATACCATCATATATTAGGTAGTCGTTTAAGCCTATAATACCTCCTGGCTTAACCATATCCTTTAATTTATTTAAGGTTTCTCTAATAATTTTTCTTTCATTTGTAATGTCTACATATACATAATCATATTTTTTGATTATATTATTAAGTATTTGAGGTACATCACCTTTAATTACATTAACATTTTTATATTTTCTAAATTTATTGGAAATATATGACTCGTGTGTTTCGGGGGTATACAGCAATTCATGCTTTGGTTCACACTGGCACTCTCCAAACTTTCTCCAAGACCAGCACTTAAGATCTTGATTATACCAGTCTACCAAATCTATTGATGACGGACTTTTTAAATTTGCTACAATGTCTGAGTAATATCCCCAAGCAACTCCAAGCTCCATATAATCACAATTAGAAGGCAGAGTTTTTATATACTCTTCCCTATTTTTATAAATTTTTGCCGACATCAGTTGCCTTTGATCTATTAGGTGTGAGTTTTCAATTTCATCATTTGATAAATTAAATACCTTATCAAAATCAAATTGTCTAACTGGTTTTTTTGACACTAGATGGTCACCAGATAGATTGCTCATCAAGAATTAAACTTTTAGAATCTTCATATATTTTTTGTATTTCATCAAACTTTGTATTATTTAAAAGCATATCTTTTACTTTGTAGTATACATCTGGTTTTTTGTCTACTGGAAGAGCGTTATTAAGTCCTAGGTCTCCCTTGTCGTATACTTTAATTGTTTTTTTAGCAGATTTTTTTAAATTGTCGATGTTTTTATTATCTGCTTCGAGCCCTAATAAATGTTTAACTACATATTCTATATTTAAAGTTACTTGATCAAAAGTAAAAGGTTTTAAATTTTTAATATTTTTTTCTATACCATGAGCATAATTTTTATAAACAATAAATTTGTCTATAATTAAACTCTCTAAGTTTGCATAATCTCGTTCAATTGGCTGTGGGATGCCACTTACAACACTATCCCTTAGCCCACCCGCAGTTTTAGTAACTATTGAAGGTATTAAATCTAAAGGATCTCTTAATATTGTTGTTTGAGTTATGTCATCAAATTTTGCTAATAAAGTTACTGGGACGTGGGATCTTATAATAAATGCAGAAGAATATATATCTGGACCATATTTTATATTATTGATATTAAGAGAAGTTATTTTATGATGATATAAAATAAATTGCAGCCAAGTAGTTGCACTTCTCGGAGCAGAATTTATCAATATTCTATTATTTACCAATGTTTACTTATCCTTTAGCTCTTCTGCTGCCTCGTTAAATTTAGTCATAAATGTTTGAATTACCCAAAAGGTAGTCTCTCCCGCATTTTGTGCCATTGCTTTAGAGGCTTCTTCTGTTCTATCTTCAATAGCAAGGGCGTTGTACCATTTCTGGTACAACTCCTCGCCAATTTGTTTAATAATTTCTTCTAATACTGTCATATTAGCCATTTATTTTTTTAGACCATTCTAATTTAATTGCAGCAAGTTTATCTGCAGCTAATTTAATTTCGGCCTGATATGCTAATTCAGCATCTGCAACCGCTTTATTAGCTTGAATTACAAGAGCAGCTTTTGCTTCAATCGCCAACTGTTCTGCAGTTTTAGTTACTGGAGTAACTGGTTTTGACACGGTTGGCGCACTTGGCTGTATTACGCTTGGATTGCTAGAAATAAGTTTACCATATTGTCCTCTAGCACCACGTATTGGCGTTGAATTATTATTAAATATATCTAAAACCTGTTGATAGGTTAAAGAAGGATTTGAATATTTAATGCCAGCCCATGTAGCAGCAGCAACTTGTGTTGAAATTGATGAGCCTGTTGCATTCTTTACAGATCCGCCTGGAAACGCAACTTTCATGTTGCCAAGAGCATAGAAGTCTAATCTATCTTTATCAAAATTAGAATAATTATCTATCTGATCATATTGATCAGCCATGCCAATTGATATTGAATCATTAATACATGCTGGCCAAGATAATCTTGAAAGGTCTCTCATGTTTCCCGCTGCAAAAAATACTGGGGTTCCAGAAGAAACTAATGATGATATTGCTCCACGAAGCATTGGTGTTGCTGGGCAATATTCTGTTTGGCTTGTTAATATAGAATGGTTTGCTTGAGACATTGCAACGCTTTGAATGTTAAAACGAGATTTATTATCTAATACCCATTTTAATGCTAAAGATACACCAGTTTCACCAGTAACCTGACGATCACCAGAAGGTGTATTTCCAATTATTCTTATAAAAACAATTTTAATATTTGGATTAGTTGCTACTGCAACTGATGCCATTTGTGTTCCATGATCGAAACCATTTAAAGAAATCATATTTGATGGTAGCACAGAAGATCCTGGACCCTCCATAAACTTTTGACCATTTGGACATGAGGCCCATTCCAAAATACATACTTCGTAAACAATTTTATCTTTAAAAATTGGCAAAGAAGTATCTAGTGCTGTATCTAAAACAGCTACTGTAGGTGCTTGTGTTTCCGCCTTAGCTTCTACAGTAATTAACATGGTGGATAGCATTATCGCTACCGCTGTACTTGCAGTTATTAGTTTTTTATTCATATGCATATTCTACTAAATTAGTAGCGTATATGTCAAGAGTTCTTGTCTAGCCTTCTTTGATACCATTTGCCAGCGTCTAATTGTGGTTGAGCTAAGCTGTTTGCTTCCAAAAGAGTTGCAAGCATGTTATTTAACAAATCTATCTCAAACTCTAGTTTGATTATTTGCATTTCTAATAGCCTTAATCTTTCTGACTTTCTCATTCTGGTCTATCCTTTGGTGTAGGGGCGGTTGCTAAGCTTCCGCAGTTGGCGCATTCCATGTCTAAAAAGTATGTTGAGATATCAAAATCTTCAAACACCACTTTAAGATTCCAAACAAAGCATCCGCATGGGCATACGTGAGTTGGAGTTCCTCTAAGATCCATTGACATATTGTTATTTTCTGGTCTTAGATCATTAATGTCCATATAGTTTATTATACTCTAAACTTCAATTATTGTAAATGGTGGTCTAACAGACATGTTAAACTTAGCGGCAGCCTCTAAGGCCATCCTAACACGTTTACGAGGTGTTTTGATAGCAGTTGTAGAAAACAGTGACCCTAAAGCCAACTCTTGTCCAGCACCCTCTGCCATATAAGCAACATCTGCTTCACCAATATGAAAATCGGTATCCATTACAAATATTCTACCTGAGCCTTGAACTGTGATGATGAAAACTCCACCTTCATCTCCGTCTTCCGTAGATCCTGCAGTTTGATTACCATAGCCTTGTTCTTTAAACGCCTCTTTAATTGATTCTATAAACTTAGTACGCAAAAACTTATCTAAATTTTTGTAGCCAGCCGTAGGCTTATAAATTGGAGGTGTCCAGTTATATTGTAATATTTGACCCATTCTAAAACTATCTACAAATCCTATACCGTATTGACCAACTTTAAAAACTTTTGGATCCACTCTACAAAAAATTAAACCGCTTTTGTCATCGGACGCAGCAGAATCGCCCCCTAATAGGACTTTGTTTTCATGGATTAAAGCTACTACGGCTGTCATAGTATTAGTATACTATTTATAAATTCGAAGGGCTAGCCCTCTTTTTCTGGAAAATCCAGGTCTTCAAGCTCTCTCAGGGCATTCTCAAGTTCGGATTTGACCACAATAAGGTCTTGAAGGGTGCTATAGTATTTATCTTTCCACTCAGTCAATTCTTTTTCTAACTGGTAGAGCTCTATTTTAAGATCTTTTAATTCTATTTTTAAATGGTCTTGCTCACGCTCTATTTGCCTATTTTTTTCTTTTTTATTATCGCTAATTCCAGCAATAATTGCCGTACCCATGCCAGACAATATCGCTGCAGATATTGCAATAATTATAGTTGTCAGATCCAGATTCATTATATATCATATTATACCGTATAATGTATATTAAATTAATAACTCAGAAGCTGTAATTTCTTGTCCAACATACTTCCTTTTTAAAACAAATTCTCTAACTACTTCTGCGCCTTGCTGGCGACCAGTTAATATAATTAGCCATCTTGGTTCAAATTTAGAAAGTATGCAAGACTCGCACATAAGTAAATTAATTGAAACAAGTGTTGACTTTTTCATAGTTAACTTGTTTTTTGTTTTATTGCATGAATAGCAAAGAACTTTATCCATTTTCACCCTCTTCTATGTGTGTAAACACTATCTCATCCATTATAATAAACTCCTCATTCCCTAGTAGCTCTTCATGCTCTATTTCATCTTTTGTATATTTAACATTAGACGCAAAAGCACCTAATTTTTCAACGGTTCCATGCATATCATCTTCTGGGATATAGACAATCAATACCCTATCGTAATATTCTTTCACTAGGAACCCCTTCCAGTTCGCATCTTACTCCATATGACTCTATCAATTTTTTTACTTTTGATACGTAGTCTATGACCATTTCTTTTTTAGTACCCTCAAATTGTATAAAATTGTCTTCATACAATCTTAATGCTAAAAATTCTGGATATTTAACAACATCCATTTGTAAGTTGTTTACTGGTTTAGTTATTCCTCTTAAGGCTTTAGCCATTTCTGTTGTGTAGAATACTGGTTTGTTTGGCTCCCCAGTCCATTGATTTATTCCATGCTTAAAATGATTTTTGTTTTTATCAATGTACATTTTTTGCCTTTAATCTTTTCCATACCTCTGGTGATTTATGAATATTCCTTGGCTTGTCTATAGAGCCAGAATTTAAATAAACTCCGCCCCACACGCCATGCTCATTATTTTCAACACCAGTTTTGTAACACATTTTTATAACAGGGCAAGCCAAGCATGCCTCATCAATATTTTTTGCAATTTTATCATCTACTTCATATTTTTCATAAAATAAATTAGTGTCCATACCTCTGCATATAGAAAGATGCCACCAATCTAAATCTTCTTCGTCAATACCAATACTATTTAAAATATTTGACATATTGTTTTGGCAACCCCCATGATCCATTTTTGTTTACAATAAATTTTTTATGTGTACCCCAATTATCTTTATGATACATTCCATTAACATTGTAGTATCCAGAGATATCCTGTTCCCACAAAACTAAATCATAGTTATTCCAAAATGAATCTTGTAATTTATCCTTGTATCTTTTAATAAATACATTAACTCCAAGCTCATTTAAATATAACATTATTTTTTGCTTGCTTCTTTTACTAAATTCATCATTTTTGTTCTAAGTTCTGCACTAATGTCTTCCATGTCCGTGTGCTCTAAATGGCAAAATATCATATCGCATACATCATTAGAAGAAAATTCTACTTTTTTCCTAGAATGAACCTGATGAGTGCCAGAAAATGTTAGTGCCTGATTGTCTTTAAGACTATACTCTTTTTCATTTACAATAATTGGCCAATCTATTGTTGATTTTACCTGTATATCAAATGTTAACATAGGCTTTTTAAATACTGAATCTATATGAAAGTCTAGGTTTGGCATTATGTGTGAGGTTGTATCGTACCTAGCAAACTGTATTCCCAATATAGGTATTCTTTTGCCATATGCCTGTTCAACCCTGTCTTCAATAGTATTAAATATATCTTCTGCGCCATCAAATCTTGAGTCAAATTCTTTTATATAAAAAACTGTTTGTCCCCATGGATTATCTTTTTTAATCTTATCTTTTGGACAAACTTCCACAGCCTTATATATTCTATCAATTTGATCTTGAGTCAAAATATTGTCTAAAATTTTATTTTCTATATCTGGATTCATTAGTATTGACTCAAATGTGAAGAGTCTTCTCCTTCGTTTACCCATAAATTTTTAGAAGCTTCTGGGGCATACTCTTGGATTGGAATTTCCACCCCAACGTCAAATGTATACCAAGTAGGCATTGTAAATCTCAATCCAGACTCTACGTTTTTAACATAATGTAAATAATAATTATTGGCTGGGAATATGACAAGATCCCCTGCTTTTGGCTTTATTTCTAAATCGTAATCTGGCCATCCGATTTCTCCTCCAGTATAGTTATCATTTGGATATATTAATGCAGTAATGTTTAATTTATAATAATTAGACTTCATTAATGGACTTCCGTCTGGGTACTGGCAATCAGAATGTAGCCCACTAGACATTTCAGGTTTCCATTTTACTATATGAAAAGGATTCCATGGCATATATTTTAGTTTTATGTCATATTTGTCACAGTATTCTTTTTTCATTATTGAAAAAACTTTACTTCCGTATTCCATAATTAATTCAAATATCTCTTTATTTTCGTTTTTTATTTTATCTAAAGTTAAAGTTTTACCACCAGAAAACTCTGTATCGTCCTTATAATTACTTATATATTGCATTACTAATTTTATTTCATTGTCTTTCATAAAATTTGGAATGTGTATTATATTTTCTTTTGATTTACCAATTTTATCAAAATACTCTTGGTAGTAATCCCAAATATGTTTTGTCATATTTTTTCCTCTATTTTTTTCTTAAATGATTCATATACGTAATTTTGATCAAAGTCTTTGTATGAGTCTATCTTAAAAAAACCGTTAAAATTATATTGTTCTAAAAATTCATTTGTTTGAGAGTCCCATGAAGTCCATATTAGATCTATCCCAGTATCTTTACAGTATTGATTTAAAAATGTAATTGATTGAATATACTTTAATGCAAGTAGTTGAAGTGGTAGATTATGAGGTTCTGCCATTAGGTTGTGCTCTTCGCCACCAGAATGCTGCCTATACATTTTGGGCTTGAATCCTCTTGCTTCTGGCCACCAGCCGTATGCTCTTATTAGCTCTGGCATTAAAATAAAAAGCTTTGAGGGTTTTCCGTATAAATTAATGTATTTTAAAATGTTGTAAATAAGTCTATCTGAGTCTACACCAGCGTATGATATGTTAATAAAATTACATTTATCTTTATAAAATTCATTATGTATCTTATAAGCCCAACCATTTTCATATTTAACATCCATAGGTATCGTAAACTCACATCCAGCAAAAACTATATGAGATTCAGAATTTTCAATTTTATTAAAATCATCACACCTTAAACCAACATTATTAAGTTTATAATTTATGTCTTCTGTTTCTTCCCATGGATTATGATAATCAAATAGGGGTTCAACATGATATGAAAACCATGGGTAATAATAGGGGCTAATCTCTTTAAGTATATCTAAATATTTTATTTGCATTTTACCTAATCTATGAAAGGATTGATCCTAGTACATAATTATACAGCAGTTTAAAATAGATTGTCAACTGATTTTATTATTTATTTTTAGGTATTAAAGTTTGAGGACCCTCTGTGCCAAATAAAGATTTTTTTACTGGAACACAATTAGGGACTCTTCGGCCATTTTTGTCTTTCATGCCTACCTGCTTATATCCAGACCAGCAAGCTTTTTCCATATTATCCCAGTTGTCTTCTTCTTCATTATCTGACTCGTAAGATTTTGAAATTTCTTCATCTGACAAGTTATCTAAATTATCCATTTTTAACCTTTAATTTCTTGTCCACATGATGAACATGCTTTTGATTTTTTTGCTTTAACGGTATTTTCTGTTTTTGTACTTGAAGATTCACCAAATTTGGGTCTTCCAAAACCTACAATAGAAACCATTATATTCTTTTTATTTTTTTTATATGCACGAAGTTTTTTGGCTACTTCTCCGCCATTTCTCTGGCTTCCTTTTTCACTTGAAGATGTATTTCCTTCAATACACCATACTGTTCCATCGCCATTGTCTACTGCAACTATTCCTACGTGTGATATTCTATCTACACCATCTGATGGGAAATCAAAATATGCGACATCTCCTGGCTCTGGGTCTGCGATGTCTCCGTCAATCCATTGACCAGATTTTTTAAATGCTGCTGCACCACCTGGAGTATATACTGTATTAGGAACTTTTATTCCTGCTTCATTTGCACACCACATAACAAAAGATCCACACCAAGGTTGAAAATTAGCCTTTGTAAATGCACCATATTTTGTTTCATTGTCTTTAGGACCTTCAACTGTTCCTATTTCTGTTTTAGCAATCTCAACAAATTTTTCTGCTGATGACATAGTTATTACTTATCCCAACTAGTATCAACAGGTTGTTCTGCTGGCATTGCACCGTCTGGCTTTGCTAATCTACGTGCTTTTGCATCATCAATTTCTGATTCTAACTTTTTATCCGCCTGAGTATTTTTAGCATCCATCTCTTTATTAGCCAACTGTGCTGACATCACATCTTTAGCACCTGATTGACCAATCAAAAGCCCAGCTAATGTTCCTGTAATAAATGTAGCAACTGATCCCAATACATTAAAAAACATCTTATCATTTTCTGACTGTGCGCCAATTGGCTGTGTCACAAATAAAAGTCCATATAAAATTCCCAATGCGGTACATAATAAAATTGTACCAAGCGTAATTCCTAAAATAAATTTTAATCTAGCGTCTAAATCTTGTGGAGATAATCTTTCTTTAGCCATTGATTGTTCCTTCTGTAGTTGTTTGTTGTGCTGTATCAGTTTTAATTAAATCTTTTGTACATGTTCCAGACGCCTCACAAATAGGAGGATTGCACTCTGCAATTTTCCAATTTACTGGATCTTGACATGGATATCGATAACCACCATCGTAGCCACATCCTGCTAATAATAGCATTAATAAGCCAGATAAAGCAATAGGGATTATTTTTTTCATATCCCTATTATATCATTTATTCGTCTTTTTCTGACTTTTCTCTTATTCCAATGGTTAAAAACCATACGGCTATTGAGGCTATAGTTACATATCCAACTACTGTTTTTGCGCTGCCCTCAAGAACTACCCAGGCTACAAAAAATCCTAGGAATGTAAAGTTTTCATTTAGGGCGGCAAAGCCCCATTTCTTTAACCAGTTCATATTCATATTATACCTTCCTTCTATATGCTGTGCCAAGAACTATCTGGCCAGCTATTATTGTTACAACTACTATATCTTCTGCTTTTTCACGTTCTGGGATAGACATATCGGCACCTATGTTAATAAGTGCTTTGCCTAATTCACATTTTTGCTCTTCCGTCAAACCTTCAATTGCTTCATCTGGATTGAAACAGCTAGCTATTGCATTTGCTAAAGCTGCTGGGCTTTCTAGAACAAGCAACGCTGAGGCTACCTCTGCTTGAATTACTACGGGGTTTCCGTTTGCATCTTCTCTTACCTCTACTGGAATTGTAGGTGGAAGATCACGATATTCAAGTCCCGCTGCTTCTATGTTGGCAGCAGTTACAGGTGCTCCTTCTGCTGATTCTACCAATACATCTGCAACTAAATCTTTTTCTGCTAAAGTAAATTTGCCGTCTTCAGATAAGGCTTCAGATAAATTAACAACTTCTGCAGTTGTTATTTCTCCATCTGCAGAAAGCATTTCTGTAATAAATTCTGCTTCTGCTTCTGTTAATCCGCCCTCTGATAAAGATTCAGATACTTCAGCAGCAATCTCTGCAGACACTTCTCCACCTTCAGCAATTGCTTCTAATACTGCAGAAATTTCAGATGCACCTAAACTACTATCGTTAATTAAATCAGTAACAACTTCTTGAATATCTTCTACAGAAAGGTTTGCACCACTTTCTGATATTTCTTCAATAGATACTTCGCTTTCTTCAAATACAGCCTCTACTTCTTCTGCAGGAGTATCAACTGGTTCTGTGTCAACTGGTTCTGTGTCAACAGGGGTTGTGTCAACTGGTTCTGTATCAACAGGGGTTGTGTCAACTGGTTCTGTGTCAACAGGGGTTGTGTCAACTGGTTCTGTATCAACAGGGGTTGTGTCAACTGGTTCTGTATCAACAGGGGTTGTGTCAACTGGTTCTGTATCAACAGGGGTTGTGTCAACTGGTTCTGTATCTATTGGAGTTGTATCTATTGGGGAACTATTGCCACCAGTAGTTAAATTGTAGCCTTGTGGTGCGGGTACAGAAATAACAGTCTCAGTATATTGACTTACAGGTCCAGACCAATTAGCAACTCTAACTGTATAGGTAGCGCCTTCTGTCAAACCAGTTAATTGAATAGACGCTGGTGCACCATCTGTATTATATGTTCCACCTTCGTATGGATTTTCTGCATCTGGATCGTCCGTTACTACTTGATAAAACCAAGTGTTTGCTGTGTATCCTTCAGGTAAAGACGGTGTAATAGTTGCAGTATTTCCTGCAACAATTGGAGTTAAAATTATTGGGGCAGGGGTTGGAATGTTGTTATTAATTGCAGTAACTAATTGACTTGATTTAGTATTTAATGTTGACTGAAGAGAGGTTTTTGTTGATATCGCTGAGTTCACGGTGTTGGTCAAAGATGTCGTGTTAATTGCATTTATATTAGAAGTATTTGTAGTATTTTGAGCAACTACTGGAGTAAGGCTTGAGTTTAATTGTGCAATGGTTGCATTTGCTGAGTCTACTGCTGCCTGAACTGTCTCTGTGTTTGGATCTACATAAGGGGTAAATGCTGCACCTTGACTTAGTTGTCCAGCAAAACCTGCTCCGACATTAGTATCTGTAATTGCCGTTACCGTTCCACCAGTTGTTTCTCTATAATTAAATCTCGCTTGATTTGGTATTGGTCCATTAGCAGTTACACTTGCTATCCATGCACCATCATTTGGATTTACATCAGCATTAAATCTTATTTGAGCCATCTGCGTAGAAGCGTCTTGTTGTGGGTATGGGCGAAGGTCCCAAGCAATATCTAAACTTGTACCAGTTGTTGCATAAGTAATACCAGTTCCTGTACTCCAGGTTGTCCAGTCCCATCCTGCTATAGATACGGATGGAGCATTTGGAGTTGAATAATAATTTGCTCCCTCATTTATGCCAAAAGTTATGGTTGCATTAGACCCAACAAATACATTGTTATATACAGTTCCGCCCATTTGCATACCAAATGGAAGATTCATCCGAACACCAGCATCATCTACTCCAGCCAAAACATTTGTACTTGTTCCAATAGTGGCTTGTAAATTATTAACTGCTGTTTGAGCATTATCAATTGCAATATTGGCTTGGGTTAGTTCGGTTTGAGCAGTTGCTTGTGCTGTAGACGCTTCTGTTTTTGCAACCACGGCTTCAGATATTGCTGTTTGAGCCTCTGTTATTTGTGTTGTTACATTACTTATAGCTGTAGTTGCAACAGTTATTGTAGATTTTGCATCTTGAACTATCTGAGAACTTTGATTTATTGGGGTAACAGATAGGTCAACACTGCTAATAGTATTAATAGCGGTTTGAACATTATTTACTTCAGTATTGGCTAAAGATATTTTTGATGCTACCTCTGCTACGATACCCTGAGCCTGAGAATATTCTGTTTGCGCTTGTGTTACTTCTGCGATGGCGTTGTTTGTTGCTGTGTTGGCCTGTCCTACTTCTGCAGTAGCAATAGAGAGTGCATCGTTTACTGCTTGTTGCGCTGGACTTACCACTACCTGTTCTTGTCCGCTTTGATCTGTAGCCCACGCATAACTTGGTCCAATAAAAAATAGCCAACCCGTTACAAAAAGGCTAGCTAAAAAGTATTTTAACTTTCTACTCAATTGGATCTCCAATGCAACAATATTTTTGTTACATTGAAATTATATCATGT